GTGCGGTACATTGTGATGCACTACACGGCAAACAACGGCGACACCGCGCGCAACAACTGCGACTACTACCACCGCGTGGGCGGCCTGCAGGCCAGCGCGCACTATTTCGTTGACGAGCATGGCGCGATGCAGTCCGTGCGCGAGGGCGACACGGCGTGGCACTGCGGCGCGCGGGCGTACTGGCATCCCGAGTGCCGCAACGGCAACAGCATCGGCATCGAGATGTGCAGCCGCAAGCGCGCCGACGGCAGCTACTACATCAAGCCGGAGACCGTGGCAAACGCCGCGGCGCTGGCGCGGGAGATCATGCAGCACTATGGCATCGACACCGACCACGTGCTGCGGCACTACGACGTGACGGGCAAGCGCTGTCCCATGCCGTGGGTGGACGACCCGGCGCAGTGGACGGCATTTAAGGATATGCTGACGCCGAAAAACACTACTACAGACGAGGAGGACGAGGATGACATGGTGAGGTACAACAAACTCGAGGACGTGCCCGCGTGGGCGCGCAGCACGATCAAAGAGATGATGGACGCAGGTCTGATCTCCGGCACGGGTGGTGGCAATCTTGACCTGTCCGCCGATATGCTGCGGATGTTATACGTCATTTGGCGTATGCGTGATACGCGCTATGGCCGTATCGTGGACGGCAAGGTGACTAATGTGCCCGACTGGGCGCTCGACAGCTTGCAGGCGCTTGCGGATAAAGGCGCGCTTGCTGGCGTGGGTGATGGCAAACTTAACTTGTCCATGGACATGATGCGGACGCTGGTCGTGTGTCAGCGGATGATGGACGGTGACGCTAAGTGACTACATATCAGTGGCTTTGCCTGCTGGGCATCCCGTCGCTGCTGATCGCGGCGCTGCTGGCCATGATCCGGCATCTGGCGGCGCAGATCCAGCACGATCGCGCGGACACAGCGGCGACCAAACTGGGCGTACAGGCCCTGCTGCGGGCGCAGATGATATCCGACTACAACAAATGGTCCGACCGGGGCTATGCCCCGATCTACGCAAGGCAAAATTTTGAAAATTGTTGGGGGCATTACCACACGCTTGGCGCGAACGGCGTGATGGACGATATCCATGCAAAATTTTTGCAGCTCCCGACGCAGGAAAAATGAAAAAGAAAGGACGATAAAAATGGAACTTGGAATTGCATCTGTGGCGGCGATCACCGCCATCGCGTATCTGCTGGGCATGGCCGTCAAGGCCACCAGCGTGGCTGACAAATGGATCCCCATCATCTGCGGCGCGGCCGGCCTGATCCTCGGCGTCGTCGCCTGGGCGATGGGCGTGCCGGACTTTCCTGCGCACGACTGGCTCAACGCTGCGGCCGTCGGCATCGTGTCCGGCTGGGCGGCTACGGGCCTTAACCAGAGCGTCAAGCAGCTGACCGAGAAATAATAATTAAGAAACGCCTGAGAGAACCAATGTTCTCTCAGGCGTTTTTCATCAAATAAGAGTATGAAACGGAGTTTGAAATAGGACTAAATTTGTCTGTATTTCACTGCATTTTTCATTTTTAGGGCAAAAATCAGAGAACCGGAAAACACTGATTTATCAGCATATTCCGGCTCTCTTTGGTCCGAGTGAGAAGATTCGAACTTCCGGCCTCTTGAACCCCATTCATACGAGAATGTAGTGTTTTCAATGCTTTGCTGGTTTGGAGTTTGAAACGAGTTTGAAATAGGATTTTCTAAATTGCGTCCGTTATCTTCCGAAGGTCGTTTAGATCCACGTCCTGATAATAGCGCGTCATAGATATGTCGGTGTGACCGATCAGCTCCAGCATATCCTTTTCCGGTGCTTTGATGCGCTTGGCCAGTGTTGCGAATGTGTGACGGCAGGAGTGCGGCGTGTACTTATGGCGTTTGACGCCACCAGCCACTTCCACGATCGGATTGTCGATGCCGGCGGCTTCGAGCGCCGGATAAAATGCGCGGTCTGTAAATGCACGGAGCGTCCACGAATTGCCGGATTCATCGCAAAACAGCGCGCCGCTGCTGCGGCCGCCAGCGACGTGGTCGACGATGGCCTGAATCTTCGGGGACACGGTGACGGTACGGCCTTTTCCGGCTGCGGTCTTCGCGCCGCCGACCAAGCAGTGCTGCGCGCGGTTATAATTCTGCACGTCCAGCGCAAGAAATTCGCTCGGCCGGAAGCCCAGGTAGATCATGCAGTACACATAGTCTGCATATGGCACGACACCGACGGCCTGCCGGATCTTTTCGATTTCAATGTCCGTGAACGACGGCCGGTGCGCGGCAGCTTCGCCTTTGACGGACAGGAACTGCGCCAGATTCAGGTTCTCCGGGATCAGGTGGCGCGGGATGCCGTACTTATACATCAGGCCGCAGGTGGCGCGCATATTTTCCTTGGTGCGCTTTCCACGTGGGCATTCGTCGATGCAGTCCTGCAGGTCGTCAATATCCACGTCAGATATTTTCATCATCCAGATTGGCGTAAAATATTTGATGGCAGCACGGTAGCACCCCAGCGTGGAATCGTCCGCCTTATGCGTGGGAAACCATGCATCATACAATTCCTTAAACGTTGGATCGCGGCGCTTTGCCTGCGCCTTTTTCAGATCCGGAAGCGCCGCGAGCGCTTCTTTTTTCGTGACAAAGCCGCACTTCGTGCGCGTTTTTCGGCGCATTGTTCCGTCTGACTGCACAATATACCCAAGCGTCACACTGGCACGCCATGTGCCGTTTGCGGCCTTATACACATATCCCTGCCCGTTTCCGCGCTTTTTCCGGCGCGTGATGGGCGTTTGCGGCTTTCCGCAGGCGCAGCAGAACCGGCTGCCGTCCGGGATCTGCGCGCCGCATTTTTTACATTGCATTTTTTATCCCCCTATGATACCATAAAGGGGCAGTTACCCCTTTAATTGCGATTGGTGGTTTTCTGCACGGCCGTCTCGGTGTTCCAGCACCGGGGCGGCTTTTTTATTAAAAGATGAGGGCAATGGCGATGGCGAGCGGCACATACATGAGATAAAAGCATCTATGATATAGCTTTAACTGCTCCTCCATGGCTTGTATGCGCGCATCGATCTTATAAAACGCTCTCTGAGATTCTTTTTCGAGCCACTTCTTCCGTTCCGGCAATGGAAGCGGCAGACCAAAATCGTCTTTAAGCTCAGGGATACGGTGCTGCCTCTCTGCATCTGGTTCTTCCTCGTAGTCAAAGCCATACCACGGGATATCAAAATGAAAGTACCCGCGCTTGATGAGCGCGTTCGATTCAAAAAACAGCGCAAAAAACAGCGCAACTGACGCAGCCAAAAAGACATAGAGCAGGATGCCTTTTACGGAGTCCGGAACCAGCTTTTTGCACACTGCGGCGGAGAAAGCGGCGCAGCCGAGCAAGCACGCAGGCCACTGGGAGTTCTCCTCAGCCTCCTGTACAAAGGACGTAAGCCTTTTGAGGCGCACACATCGATGCAAAAGCCAGAAGTAGTCGTCCGAAAAAACATCGTATTCCGAGAGACGCGGCAGCTCAAAATCCTTGTCCAGGTCGATATGAATCTCCCCGGCGCGGTAGAGGAACGCGCAGACGAATGCGGAGAGCGCTACGGCGCAGAGCGTGAGAACAATAGGCAGCACCATCCACCACATTGAGACCACACCTTTCAAATGTTTTCGCTTAATTTTACCATGCTGCGCAGGAGATGTCCACTGAATTACGCTGTATTGCATGGCATATTTTTTGGCATTCTATCTATACGGGATCGCGTTTGAAGAAAATAACAAAAAGTGTGCAGCATCCTGCACATTTCCAACACGAGGCCGAAAAAATGTGATAGGATTGCGTCAAATGATAAATCATGTGCGCGAATATCGGGAGTACAAGGGCGTCAGCCTGCGATGGTTGGCCAGAAAGGTGGGGTGCGGGGCAAGCACAATCAGCGCGATCGAAAGGGGGAAATGTGTTCCCAGCGTTTATCTGGCGCTGCGGATCGCAAATGCGCTGGGGACGTCTGTCAGCGACCTATGGGGAAAGGAGTAGTTGTGGAAAAGCGAGATTATATAATAGAGTGCATCATCGCATTGCTTCGGTGCTTGCCGGAAGGGAAACTGATGACAGTGCTCTCGTTTGTAGAAAATATGTAATGGAAAAGGAAGGCGCGGCTCAACCGTTGCCTTCCTTTTTTGTGGCGTCTGCTACTTGTGCGACAAATGTTTCCACAACAGGCCACATCTCGTCCGGGAGATCTGCCATTGTACGGAGGACACGCTTTTGCGCGCAGTCACCGCGATTGAGAGCTTTTGCGACAAACGCAGAAATAATACCGTCGTCATCCTGCGGCGTGTCATCAATCAAATAAGAGACAGGGACACTAAAAAGCTGTGCGATAGCCTTTACCTTCGACGCTGGGATATCATCCACGCGTCCGCATTCCCACTTGCTTACTGCATTCTTTTTTACGCCCAGGCGCTCCCCGAGCTGCGTCTGCGTAAGCCCGAGCAAAGTTCTGTGATATTTTATTTTTTCGCCAATCGTCATTGCTGTTTTCCTTTCACAATATTGTATCTTAATAATAACACAAAAAATTTGAAAGTCAACAAAAAGTATCTTGACAAGCAGAAAAAAGCGCGTATAATGAAAGTATCCTGAAAAGGTGAATTACGAAGTGTTGGAGGTGATACTATGCAGGCGAATATGCTGAAAGGCAAGCTGGCCGAAAACGGCATGACTCAAGCGGCTGCGGCCGAAAAAATCGGGATTAGCTTCAGCCGATTTAATGCGAAGATCAATGAAACGCGAGGCGCGGAGTTTTCACTCGGTGAGGTTTTGGCGCTGAAGAACGTTTTGAATCTCAGCCCGGAACAGATAGACCAAATTTTTTTCACTTGAAAGTATCTTGAAAAGGTGAATCGCAATATAAGAAAGGGAGGGAGACCATGACACTGGAAGAACTGGCCGCGAAGCCGTCGGAAATCCTGACGTGCGCGGACGTGGCGCCGCTGCTGGCCTGCAGCCCGTGGACGCTTCACGAACAGGCGATGGAAGACCCGTACGCGCTGGGCTTCCCGGTGATCGTCGCAAAGCGGCGTGTGAAGATTCCGAAGCGGGCATTCATCCGCTTTATGCGCGGAGAGATGGAGGGAGAGAGGACATGAAGGTATTCGGCAATCCGGCCACGAAGGCCAAGATCCGCCGCTACATCGTGTGGGGCATCGAGGACGGTATCGTCTGCGCGGCCTTTTTGGGCGGCATCACACTGGCCGGGTGGGTGTTCCACGTGATTTTCGCGGCGCTGGGGGTGGCATGATGTTCACGCCTGAAGAACTGGCCGCGATGCGCGCGGCCGACGAGGAGATCGACCGGACGTTCGAAATGACGGAAGACGACCTGCAGCTGTCGCGGGCGATTGACCAACAGGCGCGGCAGGAGCGAAGCAAGTGCGCGGCGCCAAAACCGCGCACGGAGGAGCAGCGCGCGCGCGCCCGTGCCTACCAGAAGAAGCGGTACTGGGAGAAGCACGAGGAAGTGCTGGCATACCGCCGCCGGTACTACGCCGAGCGCCGGGAAGACCGCGCGGCCGAAACGGCCGCATACCGCAGGCGGAAGCTGGCCGAGGCAAAAGCGAACGGCCCGACCTATTTCAGCCTGTGGCTGAAACAGAACGGCATCACGCAGAAAGAAGCCGCTGAGCGGCTGTGTGTGTCGCTGAACTGCGTTACCTGCTGGGCTGCCGGGATTTTCCGCCCGAAGGTGGACAAGATCCGCGCGGTGTGGCCGGAGTACGGAGGCGAGACATGATGCAGCACATCGGCGACATCACGAAAATCGACGGCGCTACCATCGAGCCGGTGTGGTGCGTGACGGGCGGCAGCCCGTGCCAGGACCTGAGCATCGCGGGCAAGCGTGCCGGTCTCGCAGGCGCTCGAAGCGGCCTGTTTATGGAGCAGATCAGAGTGATAAAGGAGATGAGGGAGCATGACAAACAGCTTGGCTGGGCAGGAGAGCTTATTCGCCCTAGATACATGGTCTGGGAAAACGTGCCCGGAGCGCTCAGCAGCAACAAAGGCCGAGACTTTGCGGCCGTGCTCGAGGAAACGATCCGCATCGTCGAGCCGGAAGCCCCCGGTATTGAAGTGCCTGCAAAAGGCTGGCCTACCTGGGGTGGATACCGAGACGTGGACGGACGATGGAGCGTGGCTTGGCGAGTACACGACGCGCAATACTGGGTAGTGCCCCAGCGTCGTCGTCGGATCGCGCTTGTCGCAGATTTTGGAGGCGACACCGCACACGAAATACTCTTTGAGCGCGCGGGCGTGTCAGGGGATCTTAAACCGCGCGGCGAGGCGGGGGAAGAAGCTGCCGGAGGCTTTGGAACGGGTGCTGACTGCGCAATCCCGATTAACGATAAGGCCACTCGATACGCCGGAGGCGGAAGCTCGCGCAACCACGACGGCAGCGGAAACGGACTTGGCATAGGCAAGGACGGGGATCCGTCGCCGACGATCACGGCGGGGGACCGGCATATCGTTTGCGCAGCCTTTAAGGCGGGACAGGGCGCAAAGGCGAACGGCATCGGCTACGCTGAGGAATGCGCGCCGACGCTGGGCGCGGTATCAAGCGGGACGAATCAATGTCCGTCTGTTTTGATATTTGATCGCGCGCAGATCACATCGCCGACTAACCGCAGCACCGTCGGACCGGACAAGCCGTGTCCTACGCTGCACGCCTTCGGCGAGGTTCCGGCGGTTTGCTATCAAATGCAGGGCTTCGGCGATTACCGCGAAGCTGACGTCGCCAGCTCCTGCAAACAGCGAGACTACAAGGACAGCACAGATCTGGTTATCGGAATTGACGGAGAATGCAATGCCTATATAGAACAATATGGCACACTGCGAGCGCACGCGAGCGGCGGTGCGGAAGAAACGCTTATGCATCGCATGGTCGTGCGGCGTCTGACCCCGCTGGAATGTGAACGGCTTCAGGGATTTCCGGATGGCTGGACGGACATCGGCGACTATACCGACAGCACCGGCAAAAAGCGCAAGACATCCGACAGCGCACGGTACAAGGCGCTCGGCAACAGCATCGCGCTTCCGTTCTGGCGATGGATGTTCGGGCGCATGGCGGCCTATCTGCCGGAAGGTGCGACACTCGGCAGCCTGTTTGACGGCATCGGAGGCTTCCCGCTGTGCTGGGAAGACGTGCACGGCGCTGGAACGGCAGTATGGGCAAGCGAGATCGAAGAGTTCCCGATCGCTGTGACCAAGAAAAGATTTGGAAGTGAAAACATGATTCACTACACGTTGAATATTGAACCGCCGGTCGAGCCGCCAGCCTACACCTGCCCGATTTGCCCGGTGTGCGGTGCGGAGACGGACACGGTGTACAAGAACGTTTATGGCGATCCGGTTGGTTGCCCAGAATGTGTTACGGAGGTGGACGCATGGGCGGAATGACGGACACCTACATCAAAGGCGGGATGCTGCAGAGCCGCCACTGCGACGGCTGCGCGCACTACCGGCCGCTGTACGAATCCACGCCGAAGACAAGCCCGAGGGTGTGCCTATACATTTTAAATTTTAAGCGCTCGCGCGGATGCCAGGCCGGAGCCGGATGCCCGCACCGGATCACGCCGGAGGACTGGGCGAAAGAAAAAAGCGGCATGGAAGCCATGCGCGCCCGGATGCGCAGCAGCCGGGGCGGGGCGAAAAACCGCGGGAGAAAGAAGGAAAGCACATGATCACGAAGACGACGACCGTCGGCATGACGGACGAGCAATGGCACGCCGAGCGGCGCAAGAGCATCGGCGGCAGCGACGCCGGGACGATCCTCGGGCTGAACAAATACAGTTCGCCCTACGCGCTGTGGGCCGAGAAGACCGGCCGCGTGACGCCGGAGGACATCAGCGACCGCGAGGCGGTGCGGCTGGGGCACGACCTGGAGGACTATGTGGCAAAGCGTTTCGCCGAGGCGACCGGAAAGCGGGTGCGGCGGGAAAACCACTTTATCGTCAACAGCGACTATCCCTTCGCGCACGCGCTGCCGGACCGCATGGTGATCGGCGAGAACGCGGGGCTGGAATGCAAGACAACGTCCAGCTTCGAGATCCCGAAGCAGTGCGCCGAGGGTGAATTCCCGGCGGTGTGGTATTGCCAGATCATGCATTACATGATGGTGACGGGCGCGCCGGTGTGGTATCTCGCGGTGCTGTGCTTCGGGCGGGGATTTTACTGGTTTCGCGTGGAGCGCGACGAGGGCGAAATTTCGGCTCTGGCGGCTGCCGAGCAGGAGTTTTGGCAGTATGTACGGAGCGGGACGGAGCCGCCTGTGGACGGAACGGACGCGACAGCGGAGGCGCTGCGCACGCTCTATCCCGACAGCAGGGACGGCGAGACGTGCGACCTCGGCGCGGTGCAGTCAGCCGTGCGCAGCTACACGGCGCTCGGCGAGCAGATTGACGAGCTCAAGCGGCTGCAGGCGGAGCAGGCGGCGACTATCCAGCAGTTTATGGGCACGGCGGAAAAGGGGCTGTGCGGCGATGTGGCGATCACATGGAAGACGCAGCAGCGCAGCACCTTCGACCGGAAAAAATGGGAGGCGGCGCACGGAGCGATCCCGCGCGAATACTTCAAGACGTCGCAGGCGCGACCGTTTCGGGTGACTATCCGATGACGCCGTCGACACCATGCAGGGAGTGCCCTGGCCGGTATCCCGGATGCCACGCACGCTGTGACCGCTACGCCGCATTCCGGCGCGGGAGGGACGCGGCAAATCTGGCACGGCAGCGCGACAACGATATCCTGCGCTACATACGTGAAAACCACGAAAAACGAGAATATGTGAAAAAACAACCATAAAAAGAAGAAAAGGAGAAACAGCATGAAGAGGCAAGGGAACATGGTAAAGATCAGCAAAGAGCGGCTGCGCCTGTTTTGCAGCAAAAACGGTGGTCAGACGGTCGTGAGCGAGACTCTGGGCTACGGTAAAAGCTTCATCAGCAACGCGCTGCACTCCGGGAAGATGAGCCGGGCGGCGAACAAACTGCTGGCAGCCACATATGGCATCCCGGAGGACTTTTTCCTCGCGCCGGATCCTCCGAAAACGGTGCAGCCTCCGGAGCCGAAGGACGCACAGCAGGGGGGGCAAGATGGGTACGCGCTGCGGCTTTTGACATCGGACAAGCAGGTTTTCCTGCTGCTGGAGCACGACGGCGAGAAAGTCGGCAGCGCGTACTCGAAGCGCAAGGACAACAGCGAGCTGGCGCTGGTGCAGGCGATCAGCTACGCGGCACACATGATCTACAAATTCTGCGAACAAAAAACGCTGCAGGAATCTATGGAGGGTAAGTAAGCATGGAAAAAAATCTGATCCAGAAGCAGGGCGGCCAGATGAGCGCCGCGAAGGCTGAGAAGAAGACGATGCAGGCATACATCAAGGCAATGGAGCCGGCGATTAAGAAGGCGCTGCCGAGCGTGATCACGCCGGAGCGGTTCACGCGCATGGTGCTCTCGGCGCTGTCGTCCACGCCGAAGCTGGCCGAGTGCTCTCCGCAGTCGTTTCTCGCGGCGATGATGACGGCGGCACAGCTGGGCGTGGAGCCGAACACGGCGTTGGGGCAGGCGTACCTGCTGCCGTACCGCAACCACGGGCAGATGGAATGCCAGTTCCAGCTCGGCTACAAGGGCTTGATCGACCTTGCTTACCGCAGCGGCGAGGTGAGCGTGATCCAGGCGCACACGGTGTACGAGAACGACGTGTTTGAGTACGAGCTGGGCATGGATCCGAAGCTGCGGCACGTACCGGCAAAGGCCGACCGCGGCGAGGCCGTCGCCTACTACGCGATGTTCAAGACCAAGGACGGCGGCTATGGCTTCGAGGTGATGAGCGTGGACGATGTGCAGCGGCACGCGCAGCGCTACAGCAAGAGCTACGGGAGCGGATCGAGCCCGTGGCGCTCCAACTTTGACGAGATGGCAAAAAAGACTGTGCTCAAGCGCGCGCTGAAGTATGCGCCGCTGAAGTCTGACTTCGTGCGCGGTGTGGCGCAGGACGAGACGATCAAGGCCGAGCTGAGCGACGAGATGTACGCCGTGCCGGACGAGACGGTCTTCGATGCCGAAGGCGAGGAGATCGACAGCACGGCCGTGGACACGGAAACGGGCGAGGTGATCGACAGTGCTGAATAAGATCGTGATCATGGGCCGTCTGACGCGCGACCCGGAGATGCGCCAGACCGGGAGCGGGACGTCGGTGACGTCCTTCTCCCTCGCGGTCGAGCGGGACTACAGCGGCAGGGACGGCGGCGAGAAGCAGACGGATTTTATCGACGTTGTGGCATGGCGGCACACGGCAGAGTTCGTCGACAAATACTTCGCCAAGGGCGATATGGCCGCCGTGAGCGGCCGCCTGCAGATCCGCGACTGGACGGACAAGGACGGTAACAAGCGCCGCAGCGCCGAGGTCGTGGCGGACAGCGTCTACTTCGGCGGGAGCAAGCGCAGAGAGACGGACGCAGCGCCTGCTGCATACGATGCGCGTCCGGTCGCCGTGCAGCCGACGGACGCGGACATGGAGCGGCTCGACGAGCTGGTGAGCGCATACGACAACGTCGCATACGCTGACGACATCGACGGCGGAGACCTGCCGTATTAAGGAGGGCAGAGCACATGGCATGGATCGAGCTGCACCAGACGCTGCCGACGAACCGCAAGACGATGCGCTTCAAGCGGCTGCTGAAGATCAAGACGCCGCAGGCCGTCGGCCATATGTGTATGCTGTGGCTCTGGGCAATCGACAACGCGCCGGACGGGGATCTGTCTCCGTTCGGCGCGGACGAGATCGCGGAGGCCGGCGGCTACACGGGCAAAGACCCGCACGCATTTGTGGACGCACTGGTCGGAGCAGGGTTCGTGGACGACGACGGCACATCCCTGATGATCCACGAGTGGTATGACTACGTCGGCAATCTGGTGGACAAGCGCGCGATCACCAAGGCGCAGAACCGCGAACGCGCGCAGAGATACCGCGACAAGCGCAAGCAAATGAGCGTGACGGAAAGCGTGACGGAGCGTGACGATGTAACGCGGCGTAACGCTGACGTAACGCGTGACGCGAGCGCACGCGCAGCGTTACGTAACGCCGACGTAACGACCCTATACAGTACAGTACCGTACAGTACCAATACAGTACCCTGTATTTCTGAAGAAAGAAAGGTAAAAGAAAGAAGCCCGGAGGTGCAGCCTGTGACCGACGTGACGCCTCCGGAAGCTGTCCGGCCTGACGTGCTGGAGACGAAAAACAGGTTGGTCGTGCAGGCGGATATGCCGAGGGGCCGAAAGCTGGACGAACTGCCGGAGGGGATGCGCCTTGCAGACCTGCCATTTATCAAGCTCTGGCGCAGCAAGGGACGCGACGTGCGCACGGGCACGGTGACGCTGGCCATTGATGCGTACTTGCGGGAGCGGCCTCCGGAGACTGCGGCGGTGACTGCTGAGACCGCAAAGGCGGGTGAGGCGCGTGTCGAGCGGTAGCTACCGGCAGGTGCTGGTGCAGTGCCCTTTTTACCTGTATGACGACGGCGCGGGGCGCATCTGCTGCGAAGGGATCGCGCCGGAGACGACGGTGGCGACGATGTTTCGCCACCGAAGCCAGATGCAGCAGCATATGCGGATCTTCTGCGAGGACGCATTCACCTGCTGTGAGCTGTACAGAGCGGTAATGGCCGCAAAATACGAAGACGAGGAAGGAGACCAATGATGGAAGGAAAAGAACGAAAGCGCGCGGACGATCTTCCGGCCGGCGCTGTGGAGCTGGTAAGAGAGATGCTGCACCGGCCGCGCTCGAGCGCAGATTTCTCGCCGGCAGCGCGCTACGCTGTTAGCAAGCTGTGCGACTACGCCGCCCAGGAGCACGAGCTGCGCGAGAAGGCGGAGGAACGCTACTGCCGGGAGCAGAAAAAGGCGCTGCAGTTTTCAGGCACGATGGCAAAGAAGGAGCGCACGATCGACGACCTGCGGCAGCAGCTGTCGTTTATGCAGCAGGCGCTGCGGGACGCGGGGGTGTGAGTATGAATAAAGACGTTTTGTTTTCCAGCAAAACTGATTTGTGGGAGACCCCACAGGACTTTTTTGACATGCTTGACGCGGAGTTCGGCTTTACGCTGGATGCCGCCGCGGACGCACAAAACCACAAATGCCCCTGTTACTATACGCGAGAGCAGGATGGACTGAAACAGCCCTGGCGGGGCACGGTGTGGTGCAACCCACCATACGGTCGGCAGATCGGCAAGTTGGTGCAAAAGGCCAGCTACGAGAACTACGTGAATAACAACACCATCGTCATGTTGCTTCCAGCGAGGACGGACACGCGATGGTTCCACACGTATATCTATAAGCGGCCGAACGTCGAGACACGGTTCGTGCGCGGGCGGCTGAAATTCGGCGGCAGCAAAAACAGCGCGCCGTTCCCGAACATGGTCGTGATTTTTAAGCCGAAAGATGCGGGGGTGTGAAGATGGACGCACTGAAATTTATCGAAGAACGAAACCGAATGTGTGAACGGTATTGGCAGGTAGACGGAGACTGCGACGGCTGCCCGATGCTTAATGTAGACGAATGCAACGAACTGCGCAGTATGGTTGACGATGCCGGTAAAGCCGTGGGGAAGGTCGTGGAAATCGTCGAGAAGTGGTCAAAGGAGCATCCGCGCAAGACGCGGCAGGACGTGTTTTTGGAACAGTGGCCGGAAGCCGATGTCCTTGCAAACGGGTGTTTGCGTATATGCCCGAATAGAATTTCGTCGCGGCATCGCGGCGCACATGGGGAATGTATCGCCGCGATTAAATGTGACGATTGCCGCCGCGAGTTCTGGATGCAGGAGGTTGAGTGATTGGGTGCGATAGGAGGTGGAGTGATTGGGTGCGATACTTGTGTGTTTTACCCGCCAAGCGCTTGCGACGGTAAACCATGCTGTATGTGCGACACTGATGATGTGCTGTTTAACTGCTATCAACCAGCTTTTAAAGATGGGGGTGATGAAGCGTGAAAGCGTGGCTTGCCAGAGAAAAGGACGAATTTTGTGCAACCGTTGTTTTTGCCGAAACGCGAGGAAAAGCAAAGGCTTTGGCGTTGTATACTGAAGCTTGTGAAGATGCCGATTTTATCTACATCGAAGTTCACAGGTTGAAAGAAGCGGATAAATACTACCAGCCCGGTAAAACGGAACTTTGCTGGTTTAATGCCGAAGATCGAATCGCAATGGTTAAAGATTGTGGATTTACTTGCGATCCTGACGCACATTGTGCGGAAGAATGTGCTGATTGCCCTGCAAAAGAATTTTGCGATGATTTTATTGGAGGCGATGAAGGATGAGTAAGGCTATCATGCTGAGCATCCGTCCAAAGTGGTGCGAAAAGATTGCCAGCGGCAAAAAAACTGTCGAAGTCCGCAAGACAAAGCCAAAGCTGAAACCGCCGTTCAAGTGCTATATTTATTGCACAAAAGATAAGAATAATCATTTTTGGACTGGAAAGCGTTATTCTTATGCTGACGATCACAGCCACAATGCATTTGATAAAATCGGAAGTGGTAAGATCATAGGCGAGTTCATCTGCGACCAGATTTATGAGCTCGCGCCTCTCAACCATGCACCGGACGACGTAGAAAAGCAAGCCTGCCTGACACGGGAAGAAATTGTGAACTACCTAAAGGGGGCCGGCTACGGCTGGCACATTTCCGACCTAAAAATCTACGATATGCCGAAGAATCTGACAGAATTTCACACTCAGGAAAAATGCAAATCATGCAGCAAAAGCGGGTACGAAAGCACAGCCTGTATCTATGATGAAAATTGCATGGTTCCGGTGGCAATTACTAAAGCACCGCAAAGCTGGTGTTACGTGGAGGAGGGCTGACAATGAGACTGATTGATGCGGATGATTTGGGCGTGGGGCGGTGCAGCAAAGATGTTCTCCCTGCAGCGTATTGTGCTGGTTGGAACGGATTATTTGGCTTGATCGAAAAAGCTCCCACTGTGGACGCTGTGCCGGTGGTGCACACCTACTGGGCGCATCTTGGCGGTGACGAGTGGATTTGCCCTGCGTGCGGCTTTGTCATCACCACTGAGGGCAGTTGGGATAAGCCTACTAAAAAATACTGCGAGGATTGCGGCGCGAAGATGGACGGTGGTAGCGATGCGCTTGATTGACGCGGATGCCGTGCTGCGCAGCCTGTCGGACGATCTGCCGTACAAGGACAGTGTCCGGCGGGTGCTGATGCAAGCGCCGACGGTGGATGCCGGGATGGATGTGCACGATGCCGAACCGGAAGAATAGACCGGACGTTTTTCCCAGCACGGAGTCCGGCCGCACACGCTGGTGGGTGTGGTATGACTGCGACATCCGATGCCCGTGGCTGGCACCGAGCGGCTGCCGGGCGGATGCACTGGAGCTGCAGCCCAGCGCGGCATACGGAACGAACTGCCATGGGCGGCGACGCCGGAGACGAAAGAAGGAGGAGTAGAAAGCGATGGCTAAGAGCAGCCCGAAAAATCATTCTTATGTCTATATTCCTACGGATAAACTTGTGGCTCTAATCAAAGAATCATGCCCGCCTATTGGGTATAACAGCAACGACGGTTGTTTTGGCGCGGGCGAAGATTGCAAGAAATGCTGGCTCTCGTGGCTCAAGGACGGTGAAGACGATGCCAAAGAGAGTTAATCCGCGCCGGAGGCCGGTGACGATGGCAGACGTTCAGCGCGCAAAGGACGCGGCGACGGCGGATGCCTGCCGCGTGACGCTAGCGATCTTTTTCACGGCTCTGCTGGACAAGGAGGGTATGGGCACAGAGCAGCTCCAGCGCATCTGGCGAGAGGTCGAGGCCCTGAGCGAGAGCGTGCGGGACGGATATGTCTCCGCGCCGGACCTAATCCGCGTGCTGCGCGATGAGTATGAGATTGACATCATAGGAGGATAAAGCGATGAACAGACTGGACACCCTGAAGGCCGCCGCCGAATGCGTGTGCGGCAGCCGGGAAGAAGACTACGGCAGCCCGGAGGACAACTTCGCCGTGATCGCGGCGCTGTGGACGGCATACACCGGCACGGACGTCACGCCGAAGGACGTGGCCATGATGATGGCGCTGTTAAAGATCGCCCGCGCGAAAGCGGGCAGCAAGCCGGACACCTACGTCGATCTGGCTGGCTACGCAGCGTGCGGGGCGGAAATTTCGGCGCGTGAGCCGAAGCCGGGCGCGAAGCGCACAGCCAGCACGTCTGGCGCGGCCGTAGGCGCAGAGGCCGGAAAAACGGCATCCTGCGTGAAGCTGCAGCGGATGGACGGCTACTATCTGGTGGACGTGGACGGGAATCCGCACCGCTTTACGCTGTGGGAAACCGCGATGCAGTTCATCCGCGAGCACGCCGGTGAGCTGACGTGACGGCGGAGTTTGTGATCCCGACGAGGCTGCCGGGGATGAACGAATACACGGACGCCTGCCGGCGGCACGCGCAGGTGGGCGCGAAGATGAAGCACAACAACCAGGAGATCGCCGCGTGGGCCATCAAGACGCAGCTGCGCGGGGTGAAGTTCGACCGGCCGGTAGAAATCACATACACGTTCTACGAGCCGAACCGGCGACGTGACAAATCGAACGTCGCGGCGTTCGGCGTCAAGGTGATCGAGGACGCGCTGGTGATGTGCGGGGTGCTGAAGGACGACGGCTGGGCATACATACAGGCGTTCACGTCGCGCTTTGCGCTGGACAAGGAAAAACCGCGCATCGTGGTGCGGATCACGGACGAAGGCGCGGAATAAAGGGAAAGCTCCGGGGCGGAAGCCTCGGAGCTTTTGCTGTATATTGGTGCGGAAGTTGTGCAGGATGCAGAAAATGCTGGGATAGATAAGCGTGGGCGGTCTGGTGTACGATGGACGCGGAGGTGCAGTGATGGTGTACCAGGACTGGGATGCTTTGAAAATGGAATATGTTACCACGAAGACGACCTACGCGAAGCTGGCCGAAAAGTACGGCATCAGCATCAGCCAGATCAAAATCGTGGCTGCACGTGATGGGTGGACAAATGAGCGGAAAAAGTTCGCCGCGCGCGTACAACAAAAGGCGTACAAAAAGGCGTGCAACCACGAGGCCGACCGGCTCGCGCGTCTGATCGCCGCCACCACGGGCGCGATCGACGTGGCGATGCGCGCGATCGGCGACGGCGAGCAGTTTAACCGGTATCTGGTCGAGCGGCGGGAGAAGTATGCCGTGCCGGTGGCGGACGAGGCTGCCGAAGACGGCGAGCTGCCGCCGGACGGGAAGCTGCTGCTGGAGCGGCAGTGGACGGAGGAGCAGACATACCAGAAGGTGGACACGAAGGCGCTGAAGGACCTGACGGGCGTGCTGAAGGACCTGACGGGGCTGGTGCGCGATCTGTACGGCATCCCGACGCAGGCGCAGGCCGAGGCGCAGCGCATCGCGGCCGAGCGGCTGGAGCTTGACCGCAAAAAGGCCGAGGACGGCAGCACGGACACGCACGCGGAGCTGGAGATCGTGGGTCTGCCGGAGGAGTACAAGCGATGATACTGATCGATGCAAGCAAGATCAGCGACAAGCAGGACGCCTTCCTGCGCGACGAGCACCGGCACGTGGCCTATGGTGGCGCGCGCGGCGGCGGCAAGAGCTGGGCCGTGCGCACCAAGGCCAAGATCCTGGGCTGCACGTATCCCGGAATCAAGATGCTGATCGTCCGGCGCACGCTCGATGAGCTGCGCAACAACCACGTGAAATTTCTGACGCCGGAATTGGCCGGCGTGGCGAAGTACAACCAAAGCACAAAAGAGTATAAATTTGCCAACGGCAGCACGCTGACGCTGGGATACTGCGACGCCGAGAAGGATCTTGGCCACTATCAGGGCGCGGAATATGACGTGGCCTTTCTGGATGAGGCCGGGCAGCTGCAGCCGGAGTGGATCCGCGAGATCAATGCGTGTGTGCGTGGCACAAACGGATACCCGAAGCGGACATACTACACGCTCAACCCCGGCGGGCCGGCGCACGGATACTTCAAGCGCCTGTTCGTCGACCGGCGCTTCGAGGATGCCGAGCGGCCGGAGGACTACAGCTTCATCCAGGCGCTGGTGACGGACAACCGCGCGCTGATGGAGGCGCAGCCGGAGTACATCGCCGAGCTGCGCAAGCTGCCCCCGAAGCTGCGCGCGGCATGGCTGGAGGGCTCGTGGGACATTTTCGAGGGGCAGTTTTTCGAGGACTTCCGCACGGAGCCGGATCTGATGGCGGCGCACGAGGCGGGCGTGGACGCGGATCCGGAGGAGCTGCGGGCGCAGCACCGGTGGTGCCACGTGATCAAGCCATTCGACCTCGCGGCCGGAGCGTGCCGGGGATGGCACATCCTGCGCAGCTACGACTTCGGCTACGGCAAGCCTTTTTCGTGCGCATGGTGGGCGATGGACTATGACGGCGTGCTGTACCGCATCATGGAGCTGTACGGCTGCACGGAGACACCGAACGAGGGCGTGAAGTGGTCGCCGGACGAGCAGTTCAAGCGCATCGCGGAGATCGAGGATACGCACCCATGGCTGAAGGGCCGGAAGATCACGGGCGTAGCGGACCCGGCCATCTGGGACGCATCGCGCGGCGAGAGCATCGCGGACACGGCGGCGCGGTATCGCGTGTACTTCACGCCGGGAGACAACAAGCGCGTGCCTGGCTGGATGCAGTGCCATTACCGGCTGCAGTTTGACGCGCAGGGATATGCGCGGATGTACGTCTTTGATACGTGCAAAGCCTTCATCCGCACGGTGCCGCTGATGATGTACAGCCGGACAAATCCGGAGGATCTGGACACGACGCTGGAGGACCACGTCAGCGACGAGTGGCGGTATCTGTGTATGTCGCGGCCGGTGAAGCCGATGCTGGCCGCGGAGGAAGAGCCGGTGCTGTCCGATCCGCTGAATCAGATGCAGAAACCGGGGCGCTACGGCGCGATCTGGTGATAAAAACGGGAGGTAAGTATGGACAATATCGCTATCAGCGGCGCGCAGCTGGGCACAGAGGCGCAGGCGCTCGGCGGGCAGGTGATGCCGCCGGAGGACGTGATCACGCGCGAGCAGCTGCAGGAGTTTTCCCGCGTGCTGCACGAGTACAAGGTTGGCAAGGCCAGCACCGAGCGGCGCATGATCGCGGCCGAGCAGTGGTGGAAGCTGCACAACCAGCCGGAGGAAGAGAAGGCCGGAAACCAGCTGTACAGGGGCTTCCGCAGCAGGAGCTCGTGGCTGCATAACGTCATCGTGAACAAGCACGCGGACGCGGTGGAATCGTACCCCGAGCCGAACATCCTGCCGCGCGAGGAAGGCGACAAGCAGGAAGCGAAGATGCTGTCAGCGATCGTGCCGTGCGTGCTGGAGCAGAACGCCTTCGACGCGACGTGGAGCGACGCGATGTGGGCCAAGATGAAGTACGGCACGTGCGTGTACAAGATCACGTGGGACAGCGGCAAGCTCGGCGGCCTCGGCGACATCAGCATCGAGCGCGTGAACGTGCTCAACCTTTTCTGGGAGCCGGGCATCACGGACATCCAGAAGAGCAGGTACGTGTACCACACGGAGCTGGTGGACAACGAAGCGCTCGAGGAGCAGTATCCCCAGCTGCGTGGGCAGCTCAAGGGCAACGACTTTTATGCGTCGAAGTTTTTGTACGACGATAACGTGCCGACCGATCGGAAGAGCACGGTGATCGACGTGTACTACCATCGCGGCGGTGTGCTGCACTACTGCAAGTATATCGGCGACATCGTGCTGTACGCGACGGAAAACGATCCGGAGTACCGCGAGCGGGGGCTGTACGACCACGGCCTGTACCCTTACGTCTTCGACGCGCTGTTTCCGGTCGAGGGATCGCCGTGCGGATACGGTTACGTGGATATCTGCCGCAACCCGCAGACGGCCATCGACAGTCTCGGCACGAGCCTCGTGCGCAACGCTGTGGTTGGCGCGACGCCGCGCTACTTTATGCGCGAGGATGGCAGCGTGAATGAGCAGGAGCTGCTGGACACGGAGAAGCCGCTGGTGCACGTGGACGGCAACTTGGGGCAGGACAGCATCCGGCCGATCGACTACAACGCGCTGCCCGGAAACTATATCAACGTGTGGAGCACGATGGTGAACGAGTTGCGCGAGACCAGCGGAAACACCGACACGGCGACCGGCAACGTGACCTCCGGCGTGACGGCGGCGAGCGCCATCGCCGCGCTGCAGGAGGCAAGCGGCAAGGGCAGCCGGGACAGCACGCTCGCGGCATACCGCGCATACAGCAAGATCGTGAATTTGTGCATCGAGCTGATCCGGCAGTTTTACGATCTGCCGAGATCCTTCCGGATCGTGGGCGAGCTGGGCATGGAGCAGTTTGTATCCTACAGCAACGCCGGGCTGCAGCCGCAGGCGCAGGGCATGGCCTTCGGCGCGGACATGGGGATGCGGCTGCCGGTGTTCGACATCAAGGTGTCGGCGCAGAAGAAAAACGTATACACCCGCGTGAGTCAGAACGAATTGGCGCTGCAGTTTTTCCAGATGGGCTTCTTCAACACGAGCATGACGGACCAGGCGCTGGCGTGTCTGGACATGATGGACTTTGACGGCAAGGACGGCGTGATGCAGAAGATCCAGCTCAACGGCGTGCTGGCGCAGCGGCTGCAGCAGTACCAGCAGCTGGCGCTATCGTTGGCGCAGATCGCGCGGCCGGACATGGTGCAGGGCATCGCGGCGGACATGGGCATCGCCATGCCGGCACAGGCGGGCGCAGGCGCAAGCGCCGCGCCGAAGATGCAGGAAAGCGACGAGATCTCCGGCATCAAGGCCGACGAGCACCCGGTCGCCGCGAAGGCGCGGGAGGCGAGCGCGAACGCTGCCCAGCCGGGCGGCGGAGCCGTGATCAAGGGGGGCAGCAAGGCATGATCGAGATCGTGTACGACCGGATGCGGCTGCGTCTGACGGCTGACGGGCACGCGGGATTCGCCGAGGCGGGGCAGGACATCGTATGCGCGGCGGTGACGATCCTTGTGTACACGCTGGCGGCCGCCGTGGGCAACATGGACGCCGCCGGGCAGGCCCGCGGCTCGAGCGTGGAGCTGGGCAGCGGGCACGCCGAGATCGTGTGCGCTGCATCGCCGCGATGGCGCGCGTGCGCGAAGATGATCTGCGACCAGATCTGCGCGGGATTCGATATCCTGCGGCAGATGTACCCGGAGCGCGTGCGCTACGAGGTGCGCGGATAAAAAATTTTCAGAGATCCGAGGCCGAGGGATAGAGAAAGCCCTCGGCCTTTTTGTATGCTGGAGGTGCGAGGGTGCAGGGGCTTTCGCGTGTGTACCTCCTTTCTTTTCCCATTTTCCCATCTCCTTTTCTCTTGGCACCCACGCAGCGGGAGACTGCTGCGTGGGTATCTATGCCGCCGCGAGGCGCGCTGCAGCGATGGACTGCAAGTGCCGGTGCAACTCCGGCCGGCGGCTGACAGGGTCGTGGCCTACCACAGATTTTTGACGGAGGCATCCTTATGCGATTTGACATCAAGGCACTGGCTATGCTGCATGGCCTGCAGGTGTTCGGCGGCGAAGGCGGCGCGGGTGGCGCGGCCGGAGGCTCTGCCGGAGCGGGCGCAGGCGCAGATGGTGCAGGTGCTGCGGGCGTAACAGCTCCCGACGCCGGGGAGCGCATCCTAACCGGGCTTGGTGTCCCGGCGGACAAGATCAGCAAGCGGTCGAAGGCGCGCGTATCGGCCATGCACCGTGACGATGGGGCAGCGGCAGAGGCGGCGCAGACGCAGGACGACGCTGCAAATGGCACCGATGACGGGCAGGAAATGCCGAAGCGCCTGACGTGGGACGAGATCATGGCGGATCCCGAGTACAACGAGCAGGCGCAGAAGATGATGCAGAAGCGGCTGGCAAAGTCGAAGAAGTCCGAGCAGGCGCTCAAGGACCTGGCGCCGGCATTGGAGCTGATGGCGCGCAAGTACGGCATCGACGCAGAGGATATCTCCAAGCTGGACGTGCAGGCGCTGAACAAAGCTGTGACCGAGGACAAGGCGTACTACGAGGAGCGGGCGGACGAGCTCGGCATCCCCGTCGAGGAGGCCATGCGTATCGACCATCTGGAGCGGCGCAACAAACTGCTGGAGCACCAGAACGAGCAGACGCTTGAGCAGCGCAGGCTGCAGGAGCATTTCGATGGGCTGGTGCAGCAGGCGGCGAAGCTGCAGGAGACGTATCCGGGCTTTGACCTGCAGACGGAGCTGGAAAACCCGGTCTTCGCGCGGCTGACCGCGCCGGGAAGCCTGGTCAGCGTGGAGGACGCCTACTTTGCCGTGCACCGCAAGGAGATCCAGACGGCGGCGATGCAGGTGGCAGCGCAGAAGACCGCGCAGCAGATCAGCAACAGCATCCAGGCCGGGCAGCGCAGGCCGGCAGAGAACGGCAGCGCATCCAAGGCGGCATCCATTTCTGCCCCGGCGACGATGTCGCGCGCGAGACGCGACGAGATCAAGCGCCGCATGAACATCGCAGCGGCGAACGGGGAGAAGCTCTATCCCGGCACGTTCTGACGCGCAGGGAGACGATCCCCGAACAGAATACTGAAAGGGGAAGCAATACCTATGATCATGAATCTGATTACCAAGCTCGGTCTGCAGCTTTTCGCGGATGCGGGCACGCTGGTCAACGCGACCGGCAACTACGTCAACGCCTCGACCGGCACGGTGACTGCCTTCTCCGGCACCAACACGCTCGCGCCGGAGCTCAAGACCTTCTACGACACCGAGCTGCTCGAAAACGCGCGCGCCGAGATGTTCTACGCGCAGTTTGGCAAGAAGCAGGCGCTGCCGAAAAACCACGGCGGCACGGTCGAATGGCGCAAGTGGAACACCTTTGACAAGGCCAGCAAGCTGACCGAAGGCGTGATCCCGACCGGCCAGAAGTTCGGCGTGACCAAGCTCGAGGGCAGCATCAACCAGTACGGCACGTACACCAGCATCACCGACCGCCTGGAGCTGCGCGCCTACGACGACGTGATCCTCGGAGCGACCGAGGAGATGGGCGCGAGCGCCGCAGAGACGCAGGAAAAGCTCATCCGCGACGCGCTGCTGACCAACACCAACGTGCTCTACTGCGACAACCTCAGCGCGGCCGGCGCGTATATCTCCACGCCGACCTCCTGCGCCGAGATGGGCGCCGGCGGCGGCACGAGCGCTGCTGACGGCTATGCCTACCTGACGCCGGACATGATCGCCAAGGCGGTCACGAAGATGAAGAAGGACCGCGTGCCGGCCATCAACGGCAAGTATTACGCTGTGATCCATCCGTCCGTCGCCTACGACCTGCGCAAGTCCAACGAGTGGATTGAGGCGCACAAGTACGCCCAGCCGGACGAGATCTACAACGGCGAGATCGGCGAGCTGCACGGCGTGCGCTTCATCGAGAACACCTTCGCGCCCGTTCTGACCGGCACGGGCTACAAAAACAAGAGCGAAGGCGCGACCTACGCGACCTACTTCTTCGGCAAGGACGCCTTCGGCATCATCGATCCGGAGGGCGGCGCGCTGGAAATGATCGTGCACGACAAGTCCGAGATCGGCGGCCCGCTGAACCAGTTCAGCACCATCGGCTACAAGTTCGAGACCAACGGCGCGACCGTGCTGTACACCGAGCGCCTGCTGCGCGTGATGAGCACGTCTGCTTACAGCGCGACGGACGCCGCCAACTGAGGCGAAACCAATATGGCCGGAGGCGCTGCGGCGTCTCCGGCTGATGTGAGAAAGGAGCGTACCCATGGCAACCGAAAAAAAGACTGAGGCTGCGGCTGAAAAGCTGCCGGATCCGTATGAGCTGGAGGAGATCTTCATCCCGCGCGCAGGCGCGAAGGAAGACCCGAACCTGTTCGTGAGCGTCAACGGAAAGAATTTTCTGATCCCGAAGGGCAAGAAGTCCAAGGTGCCGCGCTACATCGCCGACGAGATCCGCCGGTCTGAGCGCGCGCGGGACGCCTTCGAGGCGTTCGTGGACGAAGCGACGGCGGCCGCACAGCAGGCAGAGTAAACCAAAGGGAGGCGGCAGTCACGCCTCCCTTTTTCAGTATAAGGAGCAGAGACTATGACGATTTCGGACGCGATCACGATGGTGGACGCCCTGCGGCCGAACCAGTATTCGCAGGACATGAAGATCCGGTGGCTGTCGCGCCTTGACGGGATGATCTGGCAGGAAGTGATCCGCACGCACGAGGGCGGCACGGAGACGTTCGACGGCTACGACAGTTCGTCGATGGACAGCACGGAGCTGCTCGTCGGCAGCCCGTATGACGAGGACGTGTACAACAACTTCCTGCAGGCCATGATCGACCGCGAAAACGGCGAGGCGGGCAAATACAGCCAGAGCATCACGCTGTTCAACGCGGCGTTCTCGCGCTGGCGCAACTGGTATAACCGCGCGCACATGGCGAATGACCCCGGAACATTCCGGTTTTGAGGGAGGGATGACAGATGCCGACATATCCGACGATTCAGGAAACGGCACGCTCGCAGCAGGTGACGGATACCTTCGGCGGCTACAACCACAACCTCAAGATCCCCGAGGGGGAATTTTATGAGATGGAGAATCTGTGCGGCGACGATTACCCGCTGCTGGCAAACCGTGACCGGCGCGACACGGTGCTTGGCAACCTGAACAACCTGAACGCCATGACGGTGCGAAACGGATCGCTGTATTACATTGCCGGGGTGGACAGCGACCCCGGCAAGACGATGACCGGGCTGTACTGCGACGGAGAAAAGGTGATGGAGCTGGCATTCACGGGGCGGAAAAAGCTCGTGAACATGGGCGCGTACCTGCTCATCTGGCCGGACAAGGTGTGGTACAACACGGCGGACGGCACGCACGGGAACATGGAGAAACTGTTTTCCGCTGCGGCCGGGACGTATCTGTTTTCGGAGACGAACGCCGTTTCCGGCCCGGACGGGCAGGAGACGACCACGGTCTATGCCATATGGCTGGTGGAGCCGTGCAGCCGGGACGGGAAGACCGTGTACACGACGAGTGAGACGCACAGCGTGACCTTCGGCAGCAACCGCACGGTGATGCAGGACGGGATCACCTACTACTATCTCAACAGCAACAAACCATCCGCGCCGAAAAACGGGGACGCATACATCGACAACGAGACGCGAACGCCATATGTCTACAGCGACACGGAGAAGGACTGGGTGGCGCGGGATGTGCCGGTGATGCGGCTCAAATGCAAGGGGATCGGCAGCGGCTTCGCGCCCGAGGACTATGTGAAGATCTCGTATGTGGACACGAGCACGGACTTCGGCCTGCTCGGCGGGGATAACCTTGCGGACGGTACGTACCGCGCGGTGCTGGCCGCTGGGGACGATTACCTCGTGCTGGACGCCTATGCGCCGAAGGTCGCGGTGCGGTATTACATCGACGAGACGCCGCCGGGCGTATACGTCAAGGCGGCGATGGATCTGCCGGATATGGACTACGTCATCGAGGCGCAGAACCGCCTCTGGGGCTGCAAGTACGGCACGGTGAACGGGAAACTTGTCAACGAGATCTACGCCAGCGCGCTCGGCCGCTTCGACATCTGGAAGCAGTACGCGGGCGTGAGCACGGACAGCTACGCGGCGTCCGTCGGCTCTGACGGCCGGTGGACGGGCGCGGTGAACTACCAGGGCAGCCCACTGTTTTTTAAGGAAAACCGGATGCACAAGGTGTATGTGTCCGCGAGTGGCGCACACAGGATTCAGGAGTACACGATGCGCGGCGTGCAGCCGGGATGTGCAAGGAGCCTCGCGGTGGTCAACGGCGTGCTGTTTTACAAGGCGCGCGACGGCGTGTTCGCCTACGACGGAAGCGGCGCGCCGATTGACGTTGGCGAAAAGCTGAACCTGAAAGAGCTGCACTGGAGCGGGAACATGAGCGCAATCGCTTCGGCGTGGCGCGACAAATACTACCTGTATCTGCAGATGAGCACGCCTCCGGGAAACCGGCTGCTGGTGCTGGACACGAGCCGGGGCACATGGTATCGGGAGAGCCTGCCAGTAGGCGGTGTTGTGGACTTCGCAGAGCTGGAAGGAACGCTGCTGTGCGCGACGAGCGGAGACGTGCTGGAGATTGCGCGCGACCAGACGCTGGCCTTTCGAGCGAGCGGCACGACGGAGGACACGGTGGCATGGAGCTGTGAGACGGGGCTGATCGGTTACAGCACGGTGGAGCAGAAATACGTCAGCCGGTTCAACATCCGCATGAGCCTCGCGCGGGATGCGTACATGGATGTGCTCGTGCAGTATGACTCCGACGGTGTGTGGCACAACCAGGGCCGCATCCAGGGTGTGGGAACGCGCACGTTCATGCTGCCAGTGCGGCCGAGGCGCTGCGACCACTTCCGCATCCGGCTCGAGGGCAGCGGGGACGTGCGCATCTACAGCTTCGCAAAGATATTCGAGGCGGGGAGCGATGTGTATGCTGACATTTGATTACCCGCAGACGTATGCAGTGGCCGGCAGCACAGAGGAGCAGCTTGCCCAGCTGCGCTCGTACATCTGGCAGCTCGTGGACGTGCTCAACCAGGCAGGCGACGGGAACGAGGCCGGAATCGGCACTGCAGATACTGCCGCGCTCCGTACAGAGCTGGAAAAGCTGCGAAAGGTGCTGCGGGATCTGGAAGCAAAGAGTGGGCACGGCCTCCCGAGCGGCGGAACGACCGGGCAGACGCTGACGAAGCTGTCCGACAGCGACTATGACACGGGCTGGCGCACACCGGCTGGTGGCGGTGGAAGTGGCGGAGGCACAGTGCAGAGCGTCAACTGGGTGCTGCCGGATAACGCCGGAAATGTGCAGTTGACGTCGGAAAACATCGGCGCGGTGGACGAGGATGCAGAGCTGACGATCCTCGAGATCGTGGATATGTGGAATAACGCTTAGGGGGAGAACTATGGCGACGAAATACGCAGGGCAGAATGCCCTGAACAAGCTGATGCAGATCATCAAGACGGCGCTTGCCAACAAGGCCGACAAGACGGCGCTGGACGACAAGCTGGACAAGACCGGCGGCACGATCGCCGGAAACGTGATTGTTGAAGGAACGGTGGAAGCCGAAGGCAGCATAACCATACGCGAAGCGGGGAGCTTGGCCCACATAGGCTTGATGCCGTCCGGCGACAACGCTGCGAGTATCGTCAGTACGAGCAGCACAGGAAAGAGCGGCAACGCACGTCTCGTTGTTGGCACGCCGACCGGTGACAATGACGCAACGACGAAAGCCTACGTGGACAGCAAGATTGCGGCCGGTGGTGTGACCGTCGACGACTCCGTTTCGGACACGTCCACAAATCCGGTGCAGAACAAGGCTATCAAAGCAGAGCTGGACAAAAAACTGGACAAGAGCGGTGGGACGGTCAGCGGAAACCTGACGGTGACGGGGAATGTGACGTCCAGCGGCACAGTGGACGGCCAAATGATTTCCGGCCAGATCGTGACCGCGTATAGCTCCGACCACAAAAAACAAATCGCGCTGGAATGCACGGGGCAGAATGCAGGCCGCTTTTCGGGAGAAGTGAGCGGGGGCGTTCTGTATTACGCGCGTATGGCTGTCGCCACGCCGACCGACGATAACGATGCGACGACGAAAGCGTATGTTGACGGAAAAGTGGCCGGCTTGCAGACAGCCGATCAGGTGCAGACGGCGATCAACAGCGCGATCTCCGGCGTATATACGCCAAAGGGCTCAATCGCTTTCGCGTCTTTGCCGACGGCGGTGGCCGGGAACAAGGGCTGGGTGTACAACGTCACCGATGCTTTTACCACGACGGCAGCGTTCGTCGAGGGCGCAGGCCATGCCTACGGCGCGGGTACGAACGTCGTGTGCGTGGACGTTGGCAGCGGCAGCTACAAGTGGGACGTGCTTGCGGGAACGATCGACCTGACAGAGCTGACGGCTGACGAGGTGCAGACGCTCTGGGATTCCATCTGAGGAGGGATGACCCATGCAGACAAGCGGAAGCGCGGCAATTAAGAAGCTGATCCAGCTTGTGAAAGCCGCAGTATCGGATGCGCTGGCGGAGGCAAAGGCGTACACAGATAACGCCGCAGCGGGCGGCGCGGACTACATCGAATCGCAGGGCACGACCGGGAAATGGACATGGCGCAAGTGGCACAGCGGCATCGCCGAGATGTGGGCTACTTTCGACTCAGACTCGCTGGAAATGACATCACAGACATGGGGGTCACTGTATACCGCATCGTGGATGGGCCTCGCAGCCAATAAGGCGGCACGCCGATATCCGTTTGCTTTTGTCGAAAACCCCGTCGTGTCTGCGACGCCAACGGTTGGAAGTGGCAACATCTGGCTCGCTACAAATACCGAAAACGACATAGGTACGCGCCTTACGCACGCGCCGGCGTATCAGTGCGTGAGAGCATCTGACGCGACGGTTAATAGCCCACAGATCAGCTACTATGTTGTGGGTAGGTACAAGTAAAGGAGGCAACGCATGGCAAAGAAAAATTACAACGGTGTCGAGTTTGACGACAGCGTGGATTATGCCGCGCTGATGGGGAAGGCTGCTGCTGCCGGGAACAACGAGAAGGCAGCCGTCCTGGAACGAAAGCGCAACGCGAAGATCCAGTCCGGCGGCATGGACTACGAGACGACAAACCAGTACGCGCAGTACCTGCCGAAGGTGGACACGCCGTATGACACACAGACGGACTACGCCGCCCTGATGGGGAAGGCTGCGGCCTCCGGAGACTACACGAGCGCGGCCCGGTACGAAAAGCAGCGCAACGCGAAGATCAAGGGCGAGGGCCTTGACTACGAGACGAGCGATTACTACTCGAAGTACCTGCCCGAGAACCGGTATACCTACGACCCAAGCAAGAACGACGCATACCAGCGCGCGAACGATCAGGCGACGGAGATTTACGACAAGATCATGAACCGCGGCGAGTTTTCCTATGACGTGAACAAGGACAAGCTCTACCAGCAGTACCGCGATCTGTACGCGCAGATGGGGCGCGGCGCGATGGAGGACACCATGGGGCAGGCGGCGGCGCTGACCGGGGGCTACGGAAGCACCTACAGCCAGAACGCGGGGCAGCAGGCGTATAACGCCTACCTGCAGAAGCTCAACGAGGTCGTGCCTGAGCTGTATAATGCAGCCTACAACCGCTACAACCAGGAAGGTCAGAACCTGATGAACCTCTACACCATGGCGCGTAACAACGCCGACAGCGCTTACGAGCGAGACTACAACCAGTGGTACAACCGGCTGCAGCTCGAGCGCAGCGACGAGGACACGACCTACAACCGCCAGCAGACCGAGGAGCAGAAGAAGCTCACGCAGGAGGAGACGGATTACGAGCGCAAGCAGAACGCATGGAGCCGTCTGTCGTCCCTGATCACGACGACCGGGTACCAGCCGTCGAACGAGGAGCTGGCGGCGGCAGGTATGTCTGCCAACGAGGCGGCGTATCTGCGGCAGTATTACCAGCAGCAGAAGGCAGCAGCGTCAAATAAGAGTGGGGGGTCGGGCGGCGGAAGCAGAAGAAGCAGGAGCAGAAGCGGGAGCGGATACGGAGGCGGCGGAACGCAGCCGGGGCAGCCGGGTTCACCGTCTCCGTATGCACACAAGCCCGGCAGCGGGATCACGCACAACGACATCGACTACACGGACACGAGCGCAGTAAAAGACTCTGCGGCCGTGGCAGGCAGAGTGCGGGAGATGATCAACGAAGGCGTACCGATCGCGGACGTGAATACATTCATCCGCAGCGCGTCGGAAAACGGCCTGATCTCGGACGACAGCGCCCGCAGGCTGAGATACATGAATAACTCCAGGAAGTGAGGGGCACATAGATGACAGTCAAGAAAGCAGCAATCTCCATTGGCGATTGGCTCAAGAGCACGGGATTCTCCGCCGAGAAAACGCTTGCTTCGGCGCAGGAGCAGCGGAAAAACCTGCTGCAGCAGATGGACAACGCGAATGCATCGTATCTAACCGGCGAGAATCGCGGCGCGCTGCAGAACGCATTTAGCAACTATCAGGCGACCATGAACGTGCTTCGCGGCGCCGGCTATGACACCGGAAATGACGTCGACGTTCTGCGCAGAGCCGTGCACTCGTCCTTCGACTTCCAGAACCAGTTCAAGGACCAAGACGACTTCAATGTGTCGTATGCCTACCCGAAGAAATACAAGGGCAAGACCCGCACGGACGTGAATGCGGCGCTCGCGCAGCTCAAGAACACGCCGGGGGCCGAGGCGGAATATGACTGGCTGAACAAGAACCAGATGAATTACTGGTCTGCGGACGAGCTGAAGGCGCAGATCGGCGCGTGGCAGAACGAGATTTCCGGCATCGAACGGCAGCGCCGGAATATGCCGCGCATGGCAGCTGGGAGCACAGACGCAGACTATGCCAAGCGGCAGCAGGAGGCGCTCGCGCTCTCGGGGCAGATCGATGAGCGAAAAGCGAAGATCGGGAAAGCGCAGAGCCTGCTCACGCGGAAGACCTACGATGACGAGATCAGCAAGTGGGACACGCAGATGCAGAGGGCGCTCTCTGACTACAGCAAGGCGCTGAGTGTGAGCGAGAGCGCGAACACGGAGATGGCGATGGCCGGAAACTCCGCATTTGTCGTGCAAAACAGCGACTACGCCAAAAACGCGCGCAACACGGTGCGCAGCTTCGAGCAGCAGCTTCGTGATTACGGCTACAGTGACCAGCAGATCAACGGCATCCGCAGCTATGCGCTCACGCAGCAGCACGCAAACGAGGCTGCGGAAATGGCACAGCAGGTCGCACAGGAGGCCAAGGAGCATCCGTGGCTGGCCTCCGCCATGTCTGTCGGGACAAATATGATGGCCGGAGCGGGTGCGCTCGACATCGCTGCACAGAATGCGCTGAACGGGACGGACCCGTTTACGGGCGAAAAAATGGCCGTCGACCGCTATACGAAATCCATGGTGCCGAGCACGGTGACGAACACCATCCGCGGGAGCGTTTCCGAGGACATGAGCGGCATCGGGTCGTTCCTGTACAACACCGGCATGAGCATGGCAGACAGCCTGGCAACGCTGGCCATCGGCGGCGCGACCGGCCTGCACGGCGCGGCGGATGTGATCCTCGGCGGCGCGGCGGCATCTCAGGCAATCACGGATGCGTATGACCGCGGCGCTTCTGACTCGCAGGCCATGTCGGTCGGCCTGCTCTACGGAACGGCCGAAGCACTGTTCGAGCACATCAGCCTGGACAAGCTGCGTATGTTCCATACGTCGGCGGCCGCCGGGAAGAAGACCGCGAAGACGCTGGTTAAAGATATGCTCAAGCAGAGCTTTGTGGAAGGCAGCGAGGAAGTCTGCACGGACATCGCAAACGTCATCTCCGACGCGATCGTGATGGCCGACAAGAGCGAGATCAACCAGACGATCGCCGCCTATCAGGCAGACGGCATGAGCGAGGACGAGGCAACGCGCAGGGCGTGGCTTGACTGGCTCGGCCAGACGGCGCAGGACTTTGCTGGCGGCATGATCTCCGGCGGCATGATGACCGGCGGTGACATGGCGCTCAACGCCGGGATGCGAAACGCGAATTACCGCGAGACCGGCCGGCAGATCACGGCCAACGACTACGCGGACATCCTCCGCCGCGCTGCAGAGGAAAGCGGCGACGAAAACATCCGGAAGCTGGCTGGGAAGAAGCAGACAAACCGCAACACCGGCAAGCTCTACGAGGCGACACAGGAAGCAAATCTCACGCAGGCGGTCTCTGACCGCCTGGGTGCGCTCGGCACGCCAGAAAACGACGTGCAGGAGCTGACCGGCCTCGTGGTCAAGCAGATCAAGGGGCAGGAGCTGACGGGCAAAGAACAGCGGAAATTTGACGCCAGCAAGCAGGCACAGCGCGCGGCGAGCGAGTATGCGTCCCTGTTCACGCGGGATGCAGACCGGACCACGAACGCATGGGCGCGCAGCCATATGCGTGACGCAGCCGAGCTGGAGCGCAACGCGATCTATGGCGGGGCACGCAAGACTGACGCAGGGCAGGCGCAGACACATCAGGCGGAGAAAAACGCCGAGGTGCAGGTAAACGGTGAGACCGCGCAGGTGCAGGCGCTTCGATATGACCAGGAGAGCGGCAGCGTGGAGCTGTCCGTGAAGGCCAAAAACGGCGATGTGCAGCGTGTTTCCGTGAAGGACGCCAAGCTGCCGGAGGGCACGCGCCTACTCGCCGAGAGCGCGGAAAAATACGGCGAGACCGCGCCGCAGATGTACGCCAACTACCAGAACGGGCAGGACGTGGAGCGCTACGCAAGCGCCTACGAGGTGGCATACTCTTACGGACGCGCTGGCGTGAAAAACTACGCCGTGCTCGAGAACAGCGGCGCAGCATCGTATCTGACACAGGAGCAGCGGAAATTCGCCTACGAGACCGGCCTTGCCGCGGCGCGCAGGGAATCGGACGCAAAGAGCGCGGCGGCCAAGAGCAGCGAAATTCAGGCCGGTAGCGTGACGCTGGAAGGCGGAAAGCTCGGAAACGTGACGCTCGCCGCCGTGAACACGGCCGGCCTGACGCGCAAGCAGACGGCGTCGATCGACGTGGCACGCAAGGTGGCCGAGGCGACCGGCGTGAACGTCGTGTTCTTTGAATCTCGTTCGGATGAGAGCGGGCGCTATATCGGCATGAACGGCGCATACCGCGATGGCACGATCTATCTGGACGTCAACGCAGGGAAGAACAACGTGGACACCGGCGAGACGGCCATCCTGAAGACGATGTCGCACGAGCTGACGCACTTCATCCAGCGCAACAGCGGCCAGTATGAAGCACTGAAGGAGTTCGTGGCGAACCATGTGCTCGAGAGCGGCGACAGCATCGAGCGCCTTGCCCAGCAGAAGATCGACAACGACTCGACCGGCGAGCTGACGATGGACGGCGCGATGGACGAGGTCGTGGCCGATGCGTGCGAGATGATGCTGCGCAACACCGAGGCCGTGCAGCGGCTGGCGAATGAGAACCGCAGCCTTGCCGAGAAGATCCGCGACTGGATCGGGGATTTTGTCAAGAAGCTGCGTGCTGCGTTCAAGGGAGACCGCGCGACGCACGACGAGGCGAGAGCCATGCTCGACCGCATGGTGGAGCTGCAGAAGATCTGGGACGATGCGCTGGTGGACGCGGCGAAGGTGAATGCGGGGCGCGCCGGGGAGATTGCAAGCAACGGCGTGCAGGAATCGTCTCGCGGGAAGTACTGGCGGCCTGACCTGAATCAGCAGGAATGGTCGCTTTTGAACCGGCGAATGGGAAAAGAACTCGACAGCGGCAAACAATATCTTGACGAATCCACAAAGTGGCTGTACGCTGAAGAAAAGGGTGTGAAGGTGTTCGCCTTGTACGGGGTGGGAGATGGTACTGAGGCGACCACACTGTATGCGGTCGGCGGAAAACAAGCCGCGCTGCAGAATGCGAATATTGCAGAATATGTTGAGAGGAGCAGAGAATATGACAGAGATGGACGATCTGTTGATTCGTGGGTTGAGTTGCTTCGGCGTAAGAAAGGGAGCAGGGGCCGAAATCTATCTCAGGGTCAAGGGCCAACCGGAGCTTCAGGAACGGCTCATGGACTATATGGCGGATCACCGCGAGGCAACGGCGGAAGAACTTCTGGACGTGGCTCGCAGAATCAGCGCAAAGTAAAAGAGCAGTTCTCCCTCCGCGAACCGGTGGAGCAGGTGCGTGATCTTGTCGCCGTGCATGGCCTGACAGAGCAGAACCTGCGTGGCGCACTCGCGCTCGGCGGATTGCCGATGCCAAGTATCGCGGTCGTAAAAGCTGTGCAAGGGCACAGCAAGTACGGCCCGATTTCCATGGTGTTCGGCAGGGAGAGTATTGACCCGCAGGTTGACCCCAGGAACAAAATCTACGGCGGGGATGCCTACACGCCGACGGCACCGGCGGTGGAATATCCGGTGAACTACGACCGGATGCGGACCGTCGAAAAACGGCTCGCCAGACTGAGCGGGAAGATTGCGGGCGGCGTATTCCGAAACGGCAGCGCCATGCAGCGTGCAGGCGTCGGTGAAGAGAGCGGTATGAGCGCGTCGGAGCTGGCGGACAAGCTCTCGCGGGACGACAGCGTGCGCGCGGCCTATCTGGCCGATCGTGGGGAAACGCTCGAGCCGGTCATGCAGGCAAAGGAATTCAACCGATACGGCAATGACGCGCTGGCAAAACTGGTGCAGAAAATCGGCGTGCAGGAGCTCGCCCACGTTGAAGCGGACATGGAAACCGGGGACTATCAGTCTGCGCGAGAGATCGAAGACACGGTGCGCCAGATTATCCGCGACAGCTACGAGGAACAGCATCGCAGATTTCTGGACCGAAAGCCGGAACTGAAGGAAAAGCGGCTTGACCACTTCATGGATAACAATGTCCATACTTCCACGGTTGAGAATTTCATCCGAGATGCGTGGGCGTTTTACGAAGATCAGGGTGCTACAGCGGACGAAGTAGACCGATTGGCTACCAGCGACAAATTGCACGAGGCGACGGATACTGAGGACGTGAAGGCATGGCTGCTGCCACAGCTGAAATCTGTTTTTGGCGAGCCCGGCATTTACAACGGGAAGGAGCGCTATACCGCCTCTGGAGACAGACGCAGCTTTTCGCAGCTGCATTGGGAATACACGCTCGAGAACATTGTGAGTGCGATGGCGGAAACCCAGAAGGAGCGCGGCGGCCAGACGTGGGGGACGTCGGCAGGAGCTATGCAGGCTGTCAGCGCCGAGGACTTTTCCAGCATTGATGAAGTGAAGGCCGCGAGCGGCAGGCTCGGCAAAGCGGAAGGCGAGCAGTATGAAGCGGCGAAGAATGCTGTTGAAAACCTGATCGATCAAGCGACACGCGCCGTTATGCGAGAGACGCGGCCGCACGCCGACAATTCGTTCGATGAAAGAGAAATTATCGGCGATGTTATGATGGAAGCGGCGAAGGGCAAGCGGACGGCGCGGGCCATTCAGCAGGCTTTTGCGAAAGAGGGATATTCGGTCAGTGAAGAAACTGCTCGCCGGATTCAAGAAGTGTATAAGGCGGCGGCTGCACTTCCGACGGAATATTTTGAGGCGAAGCCGCAGAGAGCGGTCGGCTTTGACGAGGTGAAAGTGGCCATTGTGCCGGACAACATCAACTCCGAGCTGAAAGAGCAGCTTGAAAATATGGGAGTGCCGGTGCAAGTGTACCGCGCTGGTGACGAGGAGCAGCGTCTGCAGATACTGAACTCGGATAAATCGTGGCAGTTTTCCGAGCGTGACGACACGCGGACAGACCGCGACGTGCTTTCCGACGCCGCGGACGGCGACGCGGCAAACGTGCGCGAGATGGAGATGCTGCGCGAGTACCGGGAGAAGCTGCAGAAATACAGCTCGCTCACACGGAGGCTGGAGCAGCAGCGCGAGCTTGCGCAGAACGCGGAAAGCAAGGAGGAGCGCCTGAAGGCGAGAAACCGCGCGGACAACCTGGCTGCGCAGGTGAGCCGAGCGGACGCGCAGCTCACGCGGATGCAGAACGCGAAACCGCTGCGCGAGCTGGTGGCGCGCGAGCTGAAGACGCGCGACAGCCTGGCTAAGGAAAACGCCATGCTGCGCGACCGCGTGGAGTATTTGCGTGGGCAGATGCAGCGCACGAAAGAGGCAACCACAGACCCGAAAGCCGTGCGGGAAGCCGCAAAGGATATCATTGAGCGGACCGGCAGCAGCATCGGCGTGGACGAGGTGATGAGCCAGCTGCAGGAGCTGTACGACGGCATTGCCCGCGCGACCGGAGACAACGGGCTTACCTACGCGGAGATTCAGCAGCGCGCGGACGATCTCGCACACGACATTTTGAACGACGTGACTGCCGTTGACGACACGATGTACCGCGAGTATGAAGACCTGCGGAGGTATTTCAAGGGTCAGCAGCTCGTCGTGTCCGCGGCTGACCGCGGGGAAATTCCGGACTTCGGAGATTTCCGACGGAGAAACATGGGCCGAATGCGGCTGAAAAACGGCGAGCGGACGAACGTTGACCAGGTTTACGCAGAGCTGAGTGAGCTGTACCCAGAATTCTTTGACCAGAACCGCGAGAGCCAGCCGAGCGACCAGCTATACCGCATTGCCGATGTGCTGGACGCGGTGTACTCCGTGAACGAGTACAACCCAAACGCGCAGTATATGCGCGAAGCGACGCAGAGTGTGAGCAACGAGATCCTTGAGCAGTTTTTCGACCTGCCGCAGCAGAGAACGTTTGCCGACCGGCAGGCGAAGAAGGACGAACAGCAGAAGACGCACTACCTCAACCAGATCAACGAGCTGCGCAAGGCCAATGACACGCGCATCGCGGAGCTGCGGGCGCAGAACCGCAAACGGCTGCAGGAAGCCATAGCAAGAGAGCGCGAGAAACGCGACGAGCAGATTGCGCGGCTGAAAGAGCACTATGACGAGCGGGACGCAGCCGATAAGGCACGTAGGGAGGAAAGCGCGGCAGTGGCGAAATACCGCCCGCGCATCGAGCAGAAGGCGAAGCGCCTGAGCGATTGGCTGCTGAAAAACAGCGACAAGGAACACATCCCGGAGCCGTTGAAGCTGGCGGTAGGCGAGTTCCTGGAATCCATCGACTTTACGAGTAAGAGGGCGCTGGACGGCGGCGCGCTGACGAAAAAGGACATTCGGCGTTCGCTCCGGTATACTGACCGGATGCAGAAGCTGCTGGACAGACTGCGCGGGCAGAACGATGACGGGACGAACGACCTCGGACTGTATCTGGACATCCCGGATGGATTCCTCGAGGAGATGCAGAAGCACATCAACACTGCGTCCGACATCGTCAGCCAGAACCCAGGCGAGAACGTTGTAAACCGGATGAGCGGAGAGCAACTGCAGCAGCTCGACCAGATGCTCACGATCCTGACGCGCAGCATCCAAAACGCGAACAAGCTCAAGGCCAACGCACACTTTGAGACCGCACGGCAGGCGGCACAGGCGACGGTGCTGGAGCTCGACCGGCTGGGTCAGGCCAAAGGCAGAACGAAGGCTGGGGAAAAGGCGGCCGGTTTCTTCAACTGGGAGAACACGACGCCGTACTATGCTTTCCAGCGCTTCGGCGAGGGCGGCAAGGCGATCTTCGAGGCGCTTTCCGACGGCTGGGACAAGATGGCCTTCAACACGAAGGCGGTCATGGACTTCACGGAGCAGACCTACACGCCGAAGGAAGTGAAGGCGTGGGCAAAGGAAACGCACACGTTTAAGCTCGAGAGCGGCGAGAGCGTGAGGATGACGACCGCACAGATGATGGCGTTCTACTGCCTGTCGAAGCGCGAGCAGGCCGCCGGCCATCTGCTCGGCGGCGGTATGCGCGTGGAGGACATCCAGAACAGCGGGCGCAAGGAAAACGTCAAGCAGCCGGATCCGTTCCTGCTGACGCAGGAGGACATCTCCGCGATCAATGGCGCGCTTACCAAGCGCCAGCGCGAGGTGGCGGACAAACTGCAGAAGTACATGAACGATCAGGGCGGCGCGTGGGGCAACCGTGTGTCGATGGAGCGCTTCGGATACCGCGCGTTCACGGAGGAGAACTACTTCCCCATCGAGACGATGGACTCCAACCGCGACGCGAAAGACCCTGGCGCGAAAGAGAACGACATGTTCCGCCTGCTGAATATGTCCGCGACGAAGAGCCTCGTCTACAAGGCAAACAACGCGCTCGTTGTACGCGACATCTTCGACGTGTTCAGCAACCACATGGCTGACATGGCGAAGTATGACGCGCTGGCGCTGCCGATCCTCGACGCGATGAAGTGGTACAACTACCGCGAGAAGCAGAAGCTCGAGAACGGCCACGTGCTCACGACGACGGTACAGCGGTCGATTGAAAAGGCATACGGAATGGATGCCAACAAGTATTTCACGACGTTCATCAAAGACCTGAACGGCGTGAACGAAGGCGGCCGCGGGGAGGGCTTCGCAAAGAAGATGCTCTCCAACTACAAGGTGGCGGCCGTGGCTGCGAACCTGCGCGTGGCGCTGCTGCAGCCGACGGCGTATGTGCGTGCGGTCGGTGTGATGAGCCCGAAGTATCTCGCAAAGGCGTTTACGGAGGGAAAGAGCGCCTACAAAGAGGCAGAGGCTAACAGCGGCATCGCGCTGTGGAAGCAGATGGGCTTCTACGACACGAACATCGGTAGGGGTGTCCGCGACCAGATCAAGAACGCCGGGACGTGGAAGGACTCGACGGTCGAATTCCTTATGAAAGGCGCAGAATGGGCAGACCGGCTGACGTGGGGGCGCTTGTGGAACGCCTGCAAAGCGGAGGTGCGTGACAAGCAGAAACTGACCGGCGACGCGCTGCTGAAGGCGACGGCCGAACGCTTCCGCGAGGTCATCTACTCGACGCAGGTGGTGGACAGCACGATGACACGCAGCCAGGCAATGCGCGCGACCGGTGTGTACGGTGCTGTATCTACGGCCTTTATGTCGGAACCGACGCTGTCGTACAACCTCTTGCTCAAGGCGTACACGGACTACACGGCTGAGCTGCGCGCGACCGGCGACAAAAAAGAAGCGTGGAGAAACGCAAGCGGGAAAATTGCAAGAGCGCTGGCGACCTATCTTGTGTCGGCGGCTGCTTCGGGGCTTGCCGAATCAATCGTGGACGCCTGCAGAGACGACGACGAGTACGCCACGTGGCTGGAGAAGTACCTGAGCGCGCTGATCGGCGCGAAATACAAAGACGGGAAGTTTTCCGGCGTGAACCCGCTTGAAAGCAACCTGTTCATGGACGTGGATATCCTCTCGAAGCTCCCGATCCTCAAGGATTTCATGTCGATGATCTCCGGGTACGAAAACGACCGGATGGACACGGAATGGATCAGCAACCTGATCGATGCGTATCGGATCTGGGACGAGACGATCAAGCTGGAGACCGGCGAACTGGACGAGCCGACGGACGTGACGTACAACGGCAACATGACGCTGTACGGAAAGATCTACAAGACACTCAAGGCCGTCTCACAGGCGACCGGTCTGCCGATCAGCGCGGCGAGCCGCGAGGCAGTAACGCTCTGGAACACCATCGCCGGAGCTGTCGGCAAGGGCGACGAGTGGACGATCCACACCTATGACTCCGGGCCGGAGAGCCAGATCAAGTACGGTCTGATGGACGGCTATCTCACGCGCGAAGAGGCGCAGCAGCTGCTGGTCGACAAAGGACTCGCGGACGACGAGAATGAAGCGTACTGGAAGGTTGACAAGTGGGCGACCGGCGAAGGAAAGTACGACGAGGCGCTCGCTGCGGTGCTCAGCGGAGACAAGGCCGCCTTCGATGCGCAGGCCAAGGAGCTGAAAGAGCACGGCATCGGCGAGAAACAGCTGCAGTCTGCGGTACGCTCGCAGGCGAAGGAGTGGTACGTCGGCGACGACGACGGAAAGCGCTCGATCACGAAGGAGCAGGCGCTGAAGATCCTGCAGCAGTACGGAGGGAAAGACGCCGACGAGGCGCAGAAACTGGTGCAGAAGTGGACGTGCGAGGTCGTGACCGGCACGGACTACGACGACATCAAGGATCTGTATCTCGATGGGAAGCTCACGCGGTCTCGCGCGGTAGATATGCTGACGCGCTACGGCGGGATGAAGCAGGAGGACGCGCAGAACAAGATCGACACGGCGGACTTTGTGAAGGCACATCCGGAATGCGACGGCATCAGCGTTGAGGCCGTGCAGAAGTACAACGAGCAGGCGAAACCGGCCGGTATGGACGCGGGGACGTTCTGGGAAGCGTACCAGTTCAAGAACGACGCAAGGACGACGCGCGACAGCAACGGCAAGGCCATCAGCGGCCAGGGAGCAATGGACAAGGTCACTGCATATATTGACGGGCTGGACCTTAGCAGAGAGCAGAAAAACGCGCTGTTCCTGTGCTTCTACAGCCAGACCTCGCTCAATAAGATCCGCTGGAGCAATTAAATTCGGGGGAGGGATAGAAATATTCCTCCCTTATTTATATTGTATATTGTAGAAGCAGTGGAAGGGAGGCCATCATATGACAATCACAATCGCAGACTGGCGTGGGGCGCTGTGGCAGTGGGACACTGGCGGCTGTGGAGGTAACTGAATAAGGAGGGCACAAGATGATAGAATTTGTTTCTTGCAATCTGTCAAATTTCCGCGCCGGGCGCACGCAGCCGGTGCGGTACATTGTGATGCACTACACGGCAAACAACGGCGACACCGCGCGCAACAACTGCGACTACTACCACCGCGTGGGCGGCCTGCAGGCCAGCGCGCACTATTTCGTTGACGAGCA